TTTTAGTTACTCCTTAAATTTAACCATTAGCCCCAGAGGCGGACAGCCATCTGCGGACGGATCACCGAGTAGCCATACAGCACGTCGATACGGCACGGCATACGGTCGTTGTTGATGTCGTACTGACGAACAACGCGCATGGAGACACCGTTGTGGACCTGACGCGAAGCCATGTCAACGCCCTGCGGGAGCAGGAGGTCGGCCGTGGCAAACGCAATCGCGTCGCGGTGATACACGAGGTTCTGCGGGTACTGGCTTGAAGCGCCACCCAAGAACGTCACAGCGGCGCTGTTCTGCGGGAACGAATCCACCGTCGCAAGCGCATTGCCAGAAGTGTAAATCGCCGGAGCAATCTTCACGTTGGTAAACGCGCTGGCAGCAGCAGTGATGTCCTCAGTGACCACGAACTGCTGGAGCGAGCCAGTCGATTCGCGGGTCTGCGGGTTGACAGCGAACACGTTAGCAATCGTGAACACGTCGCCCTTCTTCAGGGTGTTGCCCGTCGTTCCGTTGAGCGTAATGGTCGCCTGACCCTGCGTAGAAACCGTACCGTTCACCGTGATGGTGCCCGTGCGGCTGCCGGTCGTGAACTGCTTGATCGACTGCGACATGGCAAGTTCGTCGTAACCAAGGATGCCTTCGCCCATCAAGCCGCTCTTGAACTGCTTGCTGATCGTGGACACCGGGTTGAACAAGCCCTTCATGCCCTCGACGAGCGCGGCGTTAGCAGCCGGGTTCACGGTGGCGTAGCGGGGCGACATGCCAGCGGCGGCTTCGTTCAACTTCTGCTGCGCCTGCAACAGAACGAGCGAGGTGCCCGGAGTCGTGCCCGGAGTACCAACCGACTGGTAGATGCTGTTGAACGAGTTGGCAACGTCAGCGTCGATGCTGGAGGCCAACTGGCTGATACGCGGCTTCAGCACGCGCTCGGCAAAGTCGTCCAACTGCATCGTCATTTCGGCGGTCGTGAAGTTGACGCCGATGTGCTTCTGCGAGGCAACCGTCAAGGTCGTGAACTGCTCGTTGTCGTCCTGAACTTGCAGGGCGGCACCGTCAGTCACAAGGGCGCGGTCCGGCAGACGGATACGCAGCGTGGTGCCAATCTTGGCGCCTTCGACAGCGTACGAGTCGTCGTACTGGCGGTTAACGTTACGGGTGATTACAAGGTTGTTCTCAAGAATTTCGAGAGCCTTTCTCGTAATCATATCAATAGTAAGAAGTGTATTAGCCACGAAAGTGTCTCCAAAAAGATGTTAGCGGTTACGCGCTTCCCACTGCTTAATCTGTCGCTGACGCTCGCGCTCGATCCACTCTGACGCACTCATGGCCGCAATGGACCGTGGGTCTGTCGTGTCGTAGACCGGAGCGCCAGTGCCTTTTGCTGTGACAGGCTTAATAGGCGGGGGCGCACTGGTAGTCTTCTTAACCGGGGCAGGACTGTCGGCCATTTTGGCCTCAATCTTCCCGATCTCCTTAGCCTGAAGGAACTGCGGTAAGCGGGAAATGCGCTCGGCTTCCTTCGGATTAGACCCCAGAAAGTAGGCTATATCTGGCCCCAATTCTGACGCCTGAATCGTCTGTGCCATCACAGTCGTGATCGGCAGCGAGTTGTTGTACGCGACTTGCTCGAAGTCGTCGTACTTGTCACGCGCCGCTTCTTCACGCTCGTGATACGCCTCTAGGAGAGCCATCTGCTCCCGCTCTGCTTCGCGTCGGGCGAGGAGTTCCGTTGCTTTGCGTTCGGCCAGAGCCTCAGCATAAGCCTCGGGGTCTTCGTCTCTGCTAGGCAGTGCGGCTGGCTCAACCGGGGTCGATTGCGCCTTTAGAACCTGCTCTCTTTCCCAACTCTTACGCGCTTTCCTTAGTCTTTTATCAATGACTTTATCCAAATCATCTTGTGTAAAGAGTTTTGGTTCAGTCTTCTCCGGCTCCGCTACCTCTGGGGTAGCATCTACGGTTTCCGGGGCTGCCGTAGCCTCGGGTTCCGACACGGCCTCTGCCGCTACAACTTCAGGGACTTGATTTTCGTCCGACATAAACTTCCTTACGGAAACCTGATGAAACGCATCAGTACGGTAAAACTTTAACTTACTAGTTGCGCTGATGCAACAAGTTAGGTAACTCGAACCTTGACAACAGAGCCGGTGCGGTACAGGAATCCAACCGGAATGCCAGCAGCCGCAGCAGCAGTGTCATCGGCATAATCCTGAAGCGCCGGAATTGAAATTCTGCGATCGTTTCTAAAGGCGATGATTTCGTTGCCGTTGCTGTCGAAATAGGCGCCAGCATAGTTAGACGACGTTTGATCCGATCCTGCGACCGTCAACTTGATGTTTGGCTGAATGGCGTAACCAATACCAATGCGCCCGCTAGTGTCTTTAGCAAATTGATTGGTCGTATCGGTCCACGCAGTCGTTGCGGCATTGCCGGATCGATACACGCCATTAACGACTTGCACGTTAGTGCCGTCAGAAATACCTCCCGGCGCGTAGTCAGCAGTAGAAATAAAGTTGGTGCATTGAATAACGTTTTCGTGAAAACGGCTTGGGAACACAGCATTGCCAGCCGAAAAAACGTATTCAGTCGGGCCGTAATACATGGTCTCGCCATTCGGGTTGTAAATAAAGTTACCCGTAATAGAAATGCTTTTGTTGGAAATACCGCCCGCAAAAAAATTAAATTCCGGCGAAAAGTTAGATTCCAGATGGCAGTTGGTTAAGGCAAATCCAGTAGCACCTGTAATGTCGCAAATGCTGCCTTGGATTCCCTCAATAAGGCAACTGGTAAAACTTAAACCGTTAGTGCCGCGTGCAACGTCAACACAACGAACAATGTTGAAGCCGTTTTCAATAATGCACTGCACAAACTTAACGTCATACAAACCTGTGACGTTAATAAAGTTGGCAGGGTTGTTTCGGATATTGCAGTTAGTAAAGTAAAGCGTTTGCGTGTAGATCGGCGAAATAACGCAACGAATCAAGAAGAACACGCAGTCAAGGAACTTAATACGCAAGAAGTTAGGCGACAGCACATAACTTGCGTTGAAGAAACTGGACGATTCAAAACGGATGTTCTGGAACGTCACAAACTCTGACTGCGGAGCCGTCGTGTACGGCAGCGTCGAGTTGAAGATGACCACGTTGCCAGCGGTAAAGAACCCGGCGTCCGGGCCGTCACCCACAATAAAAAACTCGTCGCTATTCTGGTCAACCAAACGGTTGATGATTAGCGAGGAGGTAATTTTGCATTTGCCAGTAACGATTAGCGGCGGCCAGTTGTTTGCAGCGCAATAGTTAATTGCAGCCTGAACTGCCGTTGTGTCGTCCGCGATGCCATCGCAAACTGCGCCAAACGATTTTACGTTTACTCCAACGGTAAACGACGATATGGGCGCCTTTTTTGTAACGTTTCCTTGAACGATGGGCACAACATCGCTTCCCGACAGAGGCCCAGAAGTAGAAGGAAGTTGCGAAATCTTAATGGTAGACATGGTTTACTCCGATTAGCCCTTTGGAACCGGCAAGGGCGATTCCAGATTCCACGGCGGCGCGATCATAACGGCATCCGAAGTCATCTCAATTTGCTTGGCAACAGCCCGCTCATACAACTGATAGTCTTCCAGCGCAGCCTTTACCCAACCCACAGCCACCTCTTGCGAGATGTCGCCATACGCTAAGAAGTCGGCAGGGTTAGGCGCGCTCAACAATACTTCGTGAGCAACAAAACCATGCTTGCCGTCCTTGGAGTCCGACACTTGGAACTGCGCTTTGACGCAGACGTTTTCTAGTCCGTCTTTGTTAGCGACCTGAAATGCAGTAACTTTCCAGTTAGCCATTAGACCGGCGCTCCCTCAACTTCCGTCCACGCCTGCGCGGCTTCGTCCCACGAGTACATCTTGCCGTCAGTTGGCATCGGCACCGGAGCCTGCCATTGGGCGTTGGCGTCCAGCGTCCATGACGGGTACGGCTGCGGCGCTACGAAAGCGTCAATGTCAGCGTGGTAGGCGTAGCCGATACCAGCGTAGTTCTTGCGAACCTTGCCGTTGTAACTAGTTTGCTTCCAGTTACCGCCGAGCAACTTTTGGCAGAACGCCACGCCGATGCTTTCAACTTCGTTGCCGTTAGCGTCAGACGTGTCCTTGTTGTCTACAACAATGACGCGCTTAACGACGTTGTTCTCATCAAGTTCAGCAAAATGTGCCATAACCAATCCTCAATTTGGGCAAAACTTTTTAATCGTCGTATGGGCGCACAACGCCCTAGCCTGTTTATCAGTCCGTACATGGTACGCAGAAATGTGCGAGTAACCTAGTTTGGTCGCCACCCACACCCTTTTGTGTCCCATGTACACCCGTAGTATCTCTTTCCTCCAACTTTCCTTATCGGGCAGCACCGGATTTGGGTCGGTCTGGTACTGCTCGTAAGGCGAGTAAACGATGATCGGATGCACCATGCCTTGCTGCTGGATGTCGGCCTTAATAATTGGCATAAAGGCTTCCGGCAGTTTGTGCATGAAGATTCCTAAATCCGATAACGCATACTCCGCATAAAACTGTGGAAAATCGTTACGCTGCGCCTTGAGTATTCTCAAGATGCAACGCCGTTAAACTGCTCTCGTCCCCGACGTATCCCGCTGGGAACGTGTTAAATGCCAAAGACACACGATCATCGCCCTGCACCGTTTCTACCATGTGCGTCAGGCTTGACGGGAACAGCATTAAATCGCCAGCGCCAACCTCAAACCACCACGAATCGCTGTTGTAGAGGTTGTAGTTGTCGGTCGGCAGTTTGATCTGCTGATAACCGTCTTTGTAAAAATAAATCTTGTCCCGCTCACGGGCAGCCTTGAGGTACAGCACCCCAGACACAAACGAGTTGGGATGCGCGTGTTTGTGGTGGTATTGACCGGCCTTGGTGTAATTCAGCCACGATTGCGTCAGGCGCAGCGTAACGTCGTGTTTCGGCGCATAGATAGAACGCAGATACTCATTGACGCTGGCCTCGGCAAACGCCTTGAGGCTTGCCATCGTGTCGTGACGCAGCACATAACGGTCATCGCTAGTCGTATTGCCCATGTTGCTATGCGTCGGCTGTTCGTCCACAAACGCCATTTCCTCGGCGGTGTAGCCCCGTCCAAGTTCAAACTTGGCGACAGCCGTAGGAAAGAGGTTGTATGTAATCACGCAACCGCCTTTTCAATCTGAGCAACGTAGTCGTCAAACGCAGCCTGCTGCTCGGGCAACAGGATCGTCGGCACCGCGTCCTCAAGTTCCTTGATCTTTTCAATCGTAAACATGATTTCGTCCCACGACGGCTTGGGTCGCGGGTCTTCCCATCGGGTGATCTCGCGGTTGCTGATCTCCCACTTTGCGCCGGGGCGAAGCAAGTGCATCGCCGTATCAATGCCCATAAGTTGATAGGTTTTCATGTGAAGTTGACCTTGAGAATTACGATACCGGAGCCGCCGCTGCCAACGGCAACACCATCCCAAGCGCCACCGCCACCGCCTCTATTGGCAGTTCCAGAAGTGCTTGGGTTGGAATTTCCACCGCCGCCTGTGCCGCCTGTGCCGCCACCCGACACATTGTAGCCACCGCCGCCGCCTGCGTAGGTTACGGACGAGCCACTAATGGATGATGCGGTTCCGTTTCCACCGCCGCTACCAGAACCGCCGGCTGCTCCAGCAGCGGAAGCACCGCCGCCGCCACCACCGCCAGTTCCGCTTAATCCAGTACCACCATTATTTCCTTGAGATGGAGAAGTGCTGGGTGTGTTTCCTGCACCACCTGCGCTGCTGCTATTTCCTGCACCGCCGCCGCCAGAACCGCCGCTGGCTCCTGTTAATGTGCCGCCACCTCCGCCGCCACCGCCACCATTAGAAGTGATTGTGCTAAATACAGAATCACTACCAGAGGCTCCTCGGCCATTTGTGGTTCCTGCGCCGCCGCCGCCAACGGTGATGGTGTAGTCGGTGCCTGCTGTAATGGCTAATGCCGTTCCTGTGCGGAAACCACCGGCTCCACCGCCACCAGCAGAATTAAGGCCGCCGCCACCCGCACCCCCCGCAACAACGAGGTAGTCAACGCTCACCGCACCCGCTGGTGCAGTCCACTTCTGCGATGACTTGAAGGTGAAGATTGAGGCAGAGCCGATGTCGTACTTAAGGATGACGATGCCAGAGCCGCCTGCGCCGCCGGCTTGGCAAGCCGTATTGTTTCTGCCGCCTCCGCCACCGCCTCCGGTGTTAGCGGTGCCCGCTGAACCGGCTGTGTCGGATGAAGCGCCGCCATTGCCGCCACCACCTGTGCCGCCTGTGCCAGCGGTATTGTTGGAGTTACTTCCTCCACCACCACCACCTGCGTAAGTGACGCTGCCACCGGAAATACTAGATGCGGTGCCATTACCGCCGTTGCCGCCTGCTTCTGATGCGCCGGGGCTTGCTCCGACCGCAGATGCGCCGCCACCACCGCCAGCGCCAGCGTTACCGCCGGTTGCGCCTGCGCCACCGTTACTGCCTTGAGATGGCGAAGTGCTAGGCGTGTTGCCAGAACCAGCACCACCGCCGCCTGCGCCACCGCCACCAGACCCACCGTTGCTGCCGGTTGCGGTGCCAGAACCGTCGCCACCTTTACCGCCGCCTGTGGACGTAATGGTGCTAAATACGGAGTCTGATCCGTTAGTTGCTACACCAGTATTGGTGCCAGCAGTACCGCCACCTCCGACGGTAATGGTGTAGTCCGTGCCAGCGGTGACACTTAATCCAGTTCCGGTGCGGAAACCGCCTGCGCCGCCACCACCGCCACGACAATATCCGCTGCCTCCGCCACCCGCGACAACAAGGTACTCCACCGCGCTAACACCGCTCGGGCAAGTCCATGTGCCGGTAGAAGTGAACGTGGCTACGACATAACTTGGCCCCGCTGCCGCAACTTTGGCAGCGAGCAGCAAACTCATAATGCCGCTCATGGCTTAACTCACGTTGCCGTTAATAACGCAAACCGTACTTGATAAGAACAGTATTGTCGCCACGCCTCTTGTAGCCAATGACACGCTCGCCTTGTCTGCATCCGTACCCGCGATATACGCCGTCGTAATTGTGCAAGTAATCGTGATAGCGCCAGAGGTGTTGTTAAAGATAGACACCACATCGCCAGCCGCAAACGTCGCATCGGGAATCGTGATGGAGCCAGAAGCGCCGACCTCGATGAACTTACCCACATCGCCGGTAGCCAACGAATACGAAGTCGTCTTAGCCGATCCCGACTGCGGTACGTTGCGGAAACCAACGCTGAAGTTCTCATCCGGCAGCGTTACGGTACGCGCAGCAGACGGGCCGCTGAACGTAATAACTTGCGTAAATACGGGCACCGTTGTGTTGGCATCCGGCAACGTCATCGTGCGGCTGGCAGATAGCGTCGTCGGGGTCAGCGTGACGGCATACGAATTCGTACCGCCAGCGCGACCAGCCAGCACCACCGCGTCCTGCGTAGCAGCAGCCTCAGAACGCACCGCACTCGCAGCGCGGAACGTCTGGGCAGCGGTAAAGGTATTTGCCGTGCCGGTGACAAGACCGAGCAAGTTAGTGCCGGTCAGTTTGTAGTTAGCGCCGGAGCGAGCAATGACGTATTCGTCTCCTGCTTGCGCCGGTGCGCCAGATGCTAATGCACTAATCTTTGTGTCGGCCATGATTTACTCCAATTCGATCTTGCTGCTGTCTTCAAGCAGCACAAATGAGTCGTCTTCAAGCAACAAAAAATTACCGCTCGGCGGCGTCGGGGCAGTTGCTTGTTTCCCCAAAGCGATAAGTGAGCCTAGCCCTACGGCTACTCCATTCTGCACAGCAACGCCGTAAAAAGCGCCCATTAGTTTCCGCTAATCGGCTTAGCGTACAAAGTGCCGCTAGAAGAAACTTGAATTGCTGATACACGCCACGGACCGCCTGTCCCTTGGGGCACAAAAAACGGAATTGGCACGTTAGCAGGAATCGGCGTGCTGCTAGTCGTTGCAGTCACCCCGTTGCCGATGGTCACATAGGCGTCGCTTGTCGTCCAAACCAACAAAGCCTGAACGCCAGCGTCCCAAGTTCCCGTAGACCCGGCAGTACCCGAATAAGCAACAGTCTTGGCCGGGAACAGACTGTCGTCTAACGGAATAAGTAATTGCATCGTCTATACCTCAAGCCAAGAATTTTAGGCGGTAAATCGTAGATAAGTACAAGCCAAAAATGGCGTCTAACAGGTTTTGCAGCGTTGTGTCGTCTTTACTGACGACTTTATACCGCATTTCCTCAAGTTCCTTAAGTTCCTTTTCCAGAAAGTCAAGTACGTTGTTGGACTTCTGGGCAGATGCTAGGGCAATCGGGCCGATTAGCCCGTGCCGCCCCTGATAGGCTTCCGCGAAGTCGTCTGCAAGAGGAATGATGCCCTCGTAGAACTTCTGTAGTGCCTTGTGTTTAGCGTAGTTACGAGTATTCAGGTGCGTGGAATGGGTCACATCCCGCGCTAGAAATAGCCGTCCGATAAAGACTTCGCAGGTCATTGCGGCGGTAACTCCATCGGCATTTGCGGTGGCATTTCCATCGGCATTTCAGCCTCTCTAGGGGCCGGGGCTACAAGGTCGTTGGCGGACAGCATCCCGCTAATCGTGCCCATTACGATGTCTTGAATCTGCTCTTCGGACATGCCCGCCTGAACCGCGCTGATACGCTTGGTCTCGGCGTCATACGCCTTAATCTGCGCTTCCTGCTCCTTGATACGCAGTTCCGT